AGCGGATACGCGGGAAGGACACGATCAGCGCGCGCTGCGAGCTGTCCTCCATCACCACGTATGCGCTGCTCGCCGTGCCCGCGATGGCTTTGTTGAACTCGGCGAAGTCGTCGAAGTATGCGGTGAGCTGACCAGTGCCACGGAACAGGCCGGCGCTGATGCCGGTCGCCGCGTAGGTGCCGACTTGCGTGCGCGACTGGCTGTTGTTCTGCCAGCCCATGCTGATGGTCTGCACCGGGTAGTCCGCACCAGCGACGCGGAAAAACGGCACATTGTTCGTGCCGTCGAGCACGTCGCTCGTCGGCGCTGCGGTGAACGTCGGAGCGGCACCTAGTGCCGGGTCGAGCCCGTTCGTTGTAGCCGCGATCGACGCGCTGCCTACGCCGGTCGTCTGGAAGGTGCCGGTCACCAGCGACTGGCTCGTGATCGACATCTGCACCGCCTCCATCACTTCTTGCGTGTAGAGATTGAACAGGTCGTAGGCGACAGCACCCGGCGAGTAGAAGGACCGCAGCATGCCGAACGTCGCCTGCGTGCTGCCGTTGGTCACAGTCACGCCCTTCTTGATGCGCAGGTCGACCGCCGCCGTCGGCGAGGTGATGTCGGTCTGCACGTCCGTGATGTCGCCCGTGATCGCGGTCACGCGAGCGTAGTATTTCACCGTCGGCGCGGCGTTGCTGTAGACCTGGAGCACGTCGCCGATCTCGACTGCACCGCCGTCCCATGCGCCATCGTCGCCGGCAGCGATCAGGAGCGTGTTACCAGTCCAACTCGTGTTGTTCGCCGAGGTCAGTGCCGCATCGGCAGAGTCAGCGTAGACCGATGCGCGCAGCATCTCCCAGAATGCCTCCGTAGCTGCCGTCGGCACCTGTGCCTCAAACGGGATCGTCAGGCCGCTGGCACCGCCAACGAGCTTCACGCCCGGTGCATTGCGATCAGGATCGATGCGCTGGCTCTCGACTACGGTGTTCGCCGGCCCGCCGCTGACACCGGGCAGCACGACGTTCAGGTTCTGCCAGTTTGAGTTTGTGCCGCTGTCGCCCGCGACGGTCTGCTTGAAGATCGAGAACCTGCTCTTGCTGATTTCAGACATGGTTGGTCTCTCGGCGCGTTACGCCTGCTGCTCCTCGATTCGGAAAGGGATGGTCACGACTTGCACCCAGAAGCCTTCGTCGAGGAACGGCGGCGCGGATACGTATGCGGGATCGAAATGCACGGGCGGCGGACCAGCGAGCACGATGCCACGGAAGGCAGTCACGATCGCATCGACGACTTGCAGCTGCGTGCCGTCGCCCTCGCCGATCGGTTCGAACAGTTGGACCTGCGCTATCGCAGTCGTGCGATACCGACCTCGAGCCCCCCCCGCTGCAGTCAGTTGGTCCTGCTGGCCGAATCGCATCGACAGGCGGCACCAGCGCCCCGTGGACGGGATCGTGGCGTTGGGGACGTTGTCGTGCAGCGTGGTCAGCGACTGGCCCGTGGTGATCTGCGTCGCGAAGCGCGCGCGCACCAGTGCTGCGGCGTCGTAGAGCGAGGTCGTCACGGCGTCTCCAGTTGCGCGCGTGCGCTGTTGACTGCCTCAGCGATCGCGAGTTCGAAGAAGCCCGCGGGAGCTTGCGACGACCACCCGTTGTTCAGCCGCTCGCTGTATGGCAGGCCGTTGACGATGTAGGTCTTGCTGAACGGCACGAGTCCAGCGACAGCCGAAGCGCCAGCCGTCTGCGCCGCCGAGGCCGATCGCGGTCGCGTGCCCTTCGCAGGAGTCGGCGTGCCGTTGCCCGGATCGGTGCCGGCATAGACCTGCCAGAACCCTCGGAACGTGCCGCCGACGTAGCCCTTCGGTGCCTTGCTCTTCCAGTTGCTTGGGTTGCCGACCGGCGACTTGAGCACCAGACGACGCAGCACGTCGAGCGTGATCTGCTGGTGCACCTGCACCGCAATCTTGGGCAAGTCCTCGCTGACGAACTTGGTGAGGTCCAGCGTGAAGGCCCGCGCATTGCTCGCGTTGGTGGTCACGTCGGCCCTCCCTGCGTCAACGTGCACTCGTAGGCCAGCACCGTGCTCACGAGCTCGTGCGTGGTCACATCGACGATCGTGTAGACCAGCCCGCCCGTGGCGACCTTCTGGCCGGCCTTCGGCGTTACGGTGATGCCACTCGCGGGGAACAGGATCGCGGCACCGCCGCTCGGCTGCGAGTCGTTGCTGAACCCGCGCCGCTTCTGGTAGGGCGGCGATGCCTGCACGGTGTAGTCCGTCGCCACGCGCGTCGTCTTGCCGGTCGCGGTGCTGTAGGTGTCGACGTAGTCGGTGAGCGTGACGGTGCGACCGACCTTCACGCAGGCGGCGAGCACCTTCGAAGAGATGGCGGTCGTGTTGACGGTCACCGGCCAGCCCACCGTGAGTAGTCGACCAGCGACCCGAGGCCGAGCAGCCGGTCGATGATCGGGAACTTGCGTGCGGTGCTCTGCGTGCCGGCGAACGAGTCGCTCACCGTGATCGGGCCGACCGTCACCGACGACGAGTTGACGTTGCTGCCCGCGTCCTCGTCGGGGAAGAACTGCGTCGAGTCCGAGATCATGCGCTTCGCGGCTTCGCAGACAGCGCGCTTGAGAGTCAGCGGCACGCCCGTGATCGCTTCGCCGTCTCGGTCGTAGGCAAGCCCGCGAGGGAACTCGAGCAGCTGCGTGCTGGTCAGCTTGTAGCCGGCGAACCGGGTGCCGTAGGCAAGGTCAATCCACGCCGTCGCCTGCCGCAGAGCGGTGTCGCGGGCGATGCTCGTCGCGCTCGTCCACACGGCCACGCCGCCTTGGTTGGCGAAGTAGGTGTCGGCGAAGGCGTGCGTGCAGTAGCTGTTGGCTGTCGATAGGCCCGTGCCGTCCTCGACGACCATCTCGTCCTCGTAGCCCGCCGGCCCGACGCTGTCGGCGATCTCCTGCCACGCGGTGAAGGCGCGGTCCTCGAGGAGGTAGAGGCCGACCACGTCATAGTGCGCCTCGTCGCCGCTGATCTTCGTCGCGTCCGTCATCGCGAACGTGCGCATGTAGCGATCGGCTTCCGCCTCGGCGACGATCGCTGCGTTCACGGTCGCGAGGTAGGGCCACGGTGGTGGCGATACCATCGACGTGCCGCTGATCTGCGGATGGATCCACGGGATGGTCGCTGCTGTGCCGCTGTAGAGCCCGGCGGCAACGATCGCTTCGCGGACCTTCGTCTTGAGCGTGCGGAGGTTGTCGGCGTATCGGGTCGCTGCGTCGAGGAACGAGGCATCTCCTTCGCCCTGGATGAAAAACACGCCCTCGCATTCCAGCGTGTCACCCTGCCGCTGTGCTGCCCACGATGCGGCTTGCAGCGTGTCCACGAGTCGCCCGTAGATGTTGTTCGCTTCGGCGGGTGCCCAGCTCGTGTGCTGCTGCGGGTCATACCAGCCGACCGCGAAGTCGTCGTTGGTCGTGATGTCGTAGTGCTGGATCGTCGTGCCGTCCACGATCAGCGAGACCACGTAGAGGTCTTCGCCGAGGGTCTCCTGCATCCGGTTTGCGAGGCCGATGTGGTAAGCACACCGCGCTGATGTGTATGCGGCGGCGACACCGTATGCGATGCTCGGGCCGGTGAACGGCTGGTAAAGGATCGGCGTGTCGTAGTGCGTCGGGTAGTTGAAGCCCGGCGGATACGGGTTGTTCCGCTGCCACGGGCGCATCGTCCCCGTCTGCGACGACGTGTAGGTCTCGGCGATCGTCACGTTGCTCGCCGTGCGCGCGAGGACGAGGTGGTTGCCGTTGTAGTCGGTCGTGCCGGCGACGTTGATCATGTCGCCGACGGCGACCGTGTTCGCGACCGTGAGCAGCACCTGTCCAAGGACCGGCTCGCTCGCTGCGGTGATGTTGGCCGACGTGCCGAGCGCGCGACCTTCGATCGGCGACCACGGCAGGAAGTATCCCCACTGCTTGAACGGCACCGAAATCGCGCCGACCGGCGGCGGCTCGATTACGAACTGGTCACCATCTTGCGGCGTCGCCGGCCACGCCGCGGTAACGGTGATCTTGATAGTGGGCGCAAGCGGGATGTCCGGCGTGATGCCCGTGTCGAGGATGATGTCGTCGATGTAGCGACTGATGTTGACGTTGTTCGCGGTGCCTGCCGTGCAGCGGATGCGACAGCCTGCAAGCGAGCCGTCCCAGTTGCCCACGCCGAAGTCGCCGCCATACCTCATGTCGAGCAGCAGCGTCGTCGTGTTCGGCGAGTTCGCGCCCGCGTAGATGCTGTAGGTGATCTGCTCCTCTTCCTCGGGCGGCGGATCGAAGGCCGGCGTGACGCCGATCTGGTCGCCGACACCGATCCCGCCGGCCCAGACCGAGATCGTATGCACCGCGCCGGTCTTCTCGCGCACGATGGTCTTGCCGGTCGGGTCATACTGCCACCACTTGTCGAGCTCGAGCGAGGTCGACGTGGTGTCGTGCGCGATCACCGATGCGATGCGCGCGGTGTGCGGATAGGTCAGGTATCCGAGCCCGGTCGCCACCGGGCTGTAGAACGTCAGGTATCGCAGCGACGAGACCGCAGCGCCCTTGAGCGACACCGTCTGCCACGGCGTCGGGAACGTCGTCGGCAGCGTCAGCGTGTCGGTGTATGGCCCGCGTGCGAACGACGACGACAGCAGCGCGAAGTCAACCGCGAGGTTGGCGTGCGCCGCCTGCCACGTCGCGTAGTCCGCCTGCGTGCCGCCGTTCGATTGCCCGAGGTTGAGGATGAACTTGCGGGTCGCCATGTCGTAAGCCGTCGCGATCAAACTCGGTGCCCGCAGGCGGCACCGAGAACACACCATGCACGAGTCCTGCCCGCTCTACGCGCGTCGGGCGTGCGCGAAGCGGGTTACGGCATCGGGACGATCGTCGCCGAGAAGTTGAAGCCCGCGCCGACGCCAGCACCGGCCACGTCCACCGAGATGCGGACGTATCGCAGCGCCTCGACGCCGTTGCCGTCGGTCGCGCTGGTGTGCGCGACGTTGTCGGCGAACAGCACCGCGCGGCCACTCGGCGGCGTGTCCACGCCTTGGAACGTCACCGACGAGTCGCCGAACTTGCGCGAGGTCAGGATGAAGTCCGTCGTGAAGTTGGTCGCCGCGCAGCCGTAGACCTGCACGTCGTAGACTTCGTTGCCGGCGTCGAGGTCGATCGCGGTCCAGTCGATCACCACCGCGAACTTCGCGTAGGTGTTGGCCGCACCGGTCAGATCGACGTAAGCGACACCGCCGATCATCGTCGCGCCCGATTCGTCCGCCGCCACGAGGCCCGCCGCCTTCAGCGACATGCCCCCGTCGAGGGTCAGGCTGTGAGTTTGATATGCCATGTTGTTGTTCTCCTGTTCAGGCGGTCGCGGTTGCGTCGGTGATGCCATACAGGCGCGTCACGCACCGAGGGTGCAGATCGGCGATGTTGGCGTAAAGTTCGACGCGCGTGCGACGAACGGCCTTGGTGTCCTGCTCGCCCAGCTCGCGCACCTGCACGCCACCGTTGGTCACCATGCAGAGGCCGGTGTCCGACAGGTTGAGCGCGTAGATCGAGGTCGAGGAGCTGTTGTTCTCGTTGTAGCCGAGCTGCTCGAGGCCCGAGACCGTGCCGAGCACGTCGGCGTCGAGGATCGGAACGCCCGCATAGCTGGTGATCATCCGACCGAAGTCGTCCTTCATCTGCGTGATCGACGAGCTGCCGCGCAGGAACGACGTGATGTTGATGCGCTGTTTCTTTGGCATCAGGAGCGCGTTGCAGCCCTCGGTCGCCATGATCGCGTTGTCCAGGTCCTTCATCGACAGGGCGGCACCGCCCGTGTTGAGCAGGATCTGGCCGGCGTTCTCGCCACCGTCCACGACAGCCGTCGTGCTGAATCCGCCGCCGTAGCGGACCTGGAGGCCGTCGATTCCGTTCGCATCGGCAGTCGCACCGCCAGCCGTCGTGACGCTGCCCTTGATGATCGACCAGCCGATTAGCTGGGCGACATACGCGGCCTTCGCGCGTTCTTGCAGAGCGCGGTGTTCGGGGCCGTGCACCTTGATGAGGAACTCGTCCACGTCGAGGTCTCCGCCGTAGATCTTGAGCGCGACCGTGCGCTCTTCGAACGTTCCCGCCGACTCGGTGTAGGTGCCGTTCACGGCGCGCGTGGCTGCACTACCGAGCGACGCCTGCCGATTCCAGGCATACGCGGAACCACCGATGCCCATCTGCGGCATGGCGGCGAGAAACGGCGAGGACTCGCCGAACGTTTGGATCACTGCGGCGCGCTTGACTTCGCCGGAGTTGAAGGCGGTTACCGCCGACTGGTAGAGACTGACAGCCATTTGGTGGCCTCACAAAAGGGATTGCTCCCTCGCGAGGCGCTGCCATTGGCGGCGGCCAGGACCGCGTCGTTACGCTTGCGATTGATTGGCAAGGTCGAACAGCTCCCGCGAGGATTTGAGTCCTGGGTTTGCTGCGCGACCGGATCCCCCGGCTGCGTGGCTGGCACCGGATCCCCCGGTGCCCGAACCTGCGAACGCGCCCTTGAAATCGGGCTGCGTCCGCAACTGTTGAACGAACTCGGGCAGAGTCATCGGTCGCGTCGATCCCTCGGCGCTACTGACAAGCTCTTTCCCCTGTTCGTCGGTGAGAGTGACAGCGAACGTCCCGTCCGTGCCCTGCTCAGCCTTCACCGCCGACCTGACGATCGGCATCAGCAACTTCGGGTTGCCGCCGGCTTCGGCGATGGCCTTCAAGGCCGCGCCGTCGACCAGTTGTTCGCGCAGCTGCTTGGTGAGTGCAGCAACGCTCTGGTCCTTCTTCGCGAGGTCGCTGCCGACCTTCGCTTCCAACTGCTTGCGGAACTCGTCGAGTTCCTTGCTGGACTTCAGCGTGCCCGCACGCATCTGCGTGAGAGCTTCGCGAGCGCCAGCGGCGTCGTCGATGCCTTCGAATGCGGCCAGCGCCTTCTCGGCGTTCTTGCGCTGCGTGCGCTCGGCACTCAGCGTCGACTTCATGCCGGCCACGTCTTCAAGGCCCCAGCCATCGGGCAGACCCTCGACGATGAACTTGCCGCCGTCCGACTTGGCGGCGGCGCGGAGCCCTTCGGGCAGGTCGTTCTGGGAGTCTGCGACGATGCGGAATGCCATCTGTGATTCCAAACTAGCCCTGTTCGCGCGGACCTGTCAAGCGACTGCGCTCGGTCGCATCACAGCGTCACGATCGCGACGTTGGCCGTGATGCTGGTGCCCGTGCCGCCGGTCACGGTCAAGCGCAGCTTGCGGCTTGGCTGCACGTCCCAGAGGTTCCCGTTGGCGGCGATCGCACTGGCGGCAGCGGCCACGACGACACCCGTGGTGATGTTGCTCGAGGTCGCGTAGAGCGGCGCGTAGTTCGTTCCGTTCAGCGAGCCGACCAGCGCGACCGTGCTGCTGTTGAACGTGCCGCCGGTCACCTGAAACAGGATGCGCTTGGCGGTCGCGTATTCACCGGGGAAGTCGAAGCTGTCGGCGTCAGCGAGCGCGGTGAACGAGTAGAGGGTGACGCCTGCGGAGGCTTCGGTGACAGTGTTGGTAGTAGCCATGGTCTATCGCGCTCCTCAGCGCATGAGTTCGTCGATTGACTTCGTGCGCCCCGTGCGCGTTACGAGGTCGCGGGAGGTGACTTCACCGGCACGGAACATCCGCGCACGGGTCGGTCCAAAGGCTTCGTCTTGGACGCCGGCAGGTTGCCCGCGAATCCATTCGTCGTAGGTCAGGGACGCCGGAACCTGCCCGTCCATGCTGGCGCGCGTGCCCGGCGACACGCTGTCGGGCAGCGGCTTCTTGCCGAGGATCTCGCGGATGCTCTTGAGCACGGGAACGGTTGTGCACCGGCACCCGAAGTGCCCTGGCGGTCGCTGCCCTTCGCCGACCGGGTAGACCTTGCCGTCGAGCGGTCGGCAGATGGGACAGGTCTTGGTGTCGAGGGTCGCGACCCACTGCACGCCCTTCACCACGTCCTCCATCTCCTTGTAGGTCGTCTCGCGTGCCTGCGTGGTGACGTGGTTCGTGGTCGTGCGCACGATCGATCGCGCTTGTGCGCGGGTGACCTCGAGCACGCCGTCGCGGTAGCCGTTCGCGGCGGTGCCCTTCACCCTGCGCACGATCTGTTCGCTGGTCTCGGACTGCGACAGCCCCACGCCGATCTCGCGCGTCAGCCGGTCCTGGGTCTTGCGAGCAAGCTCGTTCCACCATGCCTTCATCGGCTTGCCTTCGATCGGCTGCGACACGACCTGTCGGGCGATGGCAAGGTTGATCGGGCGCCCGGGAAGGACGTAGACGTGCAGGTCCTTCGGCACCGACTCCAACAGCACGCTCGCTTGCCACTGCGCTTCCATGCCGGCGAGGTCGCGCTGGATCCTGAGCAGCCGCTTGCTCGCCTCGCTGCCGCCGTCGATGAGGATCGACAACAGGTCGGCGAGCATCTCGCGGTAGCGGTTCGTGGTGTGAACACCGCTGTCGTAGCCGCGCAGGTTGATGCGGTTGAGGCGCGACTCCAGCTTGGCGAGCAGGTCGGGGAAGACGCTGTCTTCGAAGAACGCGAGCATGTCGGCGCTGATCGACGTGCCGTAGCGTTGCAGGTAGATCGCGTGCCGAATGGCGCGGTCCTGCAGCCTGCCGTTGACCGTGTCGCGGTCTGGTTCCTTCTTCTTGCTCGCCATGCGTTACTCGGGCGGGTGGTAGCAGGACTCGCAGAAGCCGAATGCGTTCTTGGCGCGACCGCAGAGCCCGCAGTTGCGGGACTTGCCGAACCCGATGCACTTGAGGCAGACGACGAGCTTACCCCCGTCACCGGCTGCTTCGACGATCACCTGATCACAGCGGTGGCATCGCACGATCGGCGGGAGCGTGTCGTGGGTCATGCGGGCGGCTCCTTCTTGGCCGGCGCAGGAGCCTGCTGCGGCGCGGGCTCCGGCGATTCGATGAAGAACGTCTTGCCCACCGCACCCATCAGGCGGTCTGCACGAGCCGGGTCGAGGTTGAAGAACTCGACGAGCTGCGCCACGCCACTCTCACGCGGCAACTCGCGGCGAGCGACCTGCTGCACGATCTCGGCAGCGGCTTGGACCTGTGCGCCGTTGAGCGCGGTGTCTGCGGCCTTCTCGGTCGGCATTCCGCTCGGCCCGACAGGTGCATCCTTCGCCGGCACGGGCTCGACGGGGTTGCCATCGTCGTCCATCTGCGGTGCCGCGTCTGCGCCACCGGGCAACACGGAGAACGCCGCCATCGACTCCTCCCGTTCGGTGCCGGTCTCGCTCACCTCGGCCTCGATGTCCACCTCGTCGCCGATCGTGCCGCGCTTCTTGACCTCACGCAGCAACGTCTCCTGCGAGATGTCGCGGGCGGCGCGCATGGCAAGCAGCGTTTGCAGGTCGGTCGCGGCGCGCGTCGGGATGCCGAAGTCGCGGAAGATATCGATATCGAAGCCCTCGGGCAGTTCGTCGCTCGCGCCGCTGGTCTCCCACAGCTGCGCGACCTTGAACGCATCGTAGATCATCCATTCCAGCATCTCGGTCCACGATTGCACGCGGCTCTGTGCACGCGCGCCGCTTGCATCGACGGCGGTTGCAGTGCTGCCAGCGGTGACCTGTTCCAAGAACGGCGCGAGGCCGAGGCTCTGCTCGTCGGCGCGGATCGCGGCGAGGCGTTCCATCATGCGGCCTTCGATCGCGCCGCTGCTCTCCAAGAACTCGGCGCGCATGCCGGGGTCGCGGGAGATCAACGTCGCACCCGCGCCGTAGGTGATGCGGTTCGTGCCGTCCACGAGGTCTGCGTCCGCACCGCTGACCGCGAACATCGGGTAGCCGTGCCAGTGCAGCGAGTTCGACAGGATCGACGTGCACTGCCAGTCTTCAATGTTCTTCCAAGCCAAGTCGATCAGCGGCGGGTTGCTGACGAGCGGGTCGGACAGACGCTTGCGCCCGATGTTGCGCCACACCAACGGCACCTTGCCCAGCGGGTGCGTGCCGGCGGCGACGAGCGTGTAGCCCTTGTCCGTCGAGCCTTGCGACACGAGGCCCGACTGCTTCGCGGTCTGTAGCAGATCGGTCGCGAGTTCGCCGCTGGAGATCGGTGCCGACGATGCGGGCGCTTCGCGCTCCCAGATCGACCAGTCCGTCTCGGTCCACACGCGGACGCGCTGGACGACCTTCTCCGTGCCCGTGTCGATGTCGGCGCGCACGTCCTCCTGGTAGATCGCGACGTGCTGCAAGATGCGCTTGCCCGACGGGCTCCAGCGCCACGACCAGTCGATGACGTTGTCCGGGTGCACGCACACGAAGTATGGCCGGATGTCGCTCGCTTCTTCGTCAGCCAGCGTGAGCGCACGACCCGTGCTGTCGGTCGAGCCGGGCTTGTCCACGAGCAGGAACGCAAGGCCCGTGTCGGCCATGCCGTCGAGCAGCATGCGGCCCATCTCGGTGAGCGGCGTGCCTTCGCGGTCGCAGTCGCCTTCCAGTGCTTGCAGGTTCGGCGGCAGCGTGTCCGCTTCCTTCAACTCGATCTGCCGCTGGAACGGCTTGTCCACGATGCCGCCGATCGCGTCGTCGTAGGCTGGGAACAAGACCGTGCGTAGCAAGCGGTCGCGGTATTCCTTCGTCGCCGTGCGTTCGCGGTGGTCGGGCGGCAGGAACATATCGCGAGCCGCACGCATGCCGGTCGTGCCCGCACGCAGCGCACGGGTGACGATGCGGTCCACTTCCATGGCCTTGCGCGCCGAGTGCCACCTGCCGATCGTGGTGCCGTTGAGTTGCTGGGTCGTGATCATAGGCTCGTCATCTTGGCCCCGCCGATCGGGTGCTTCTCGTGGATGTAGTAGCGCAGCGCGTCATACCAGTGCCCGCGTTTGAGGTCCGACTTGTCGATCTGCCGCTCGCCTTTCTGGTCGTCCCATGCGACGGACTCCAAGTCGCGCAACGTCTGCGGCGCGGCCTTGGGGTTGATCGCGAAGCGGACCTCGCCGGCTGCGTTCTGCATGCGTGCGTTCACGCTGTTGACCGAGTCCACGACAGCAGGCGCACATCGCGCAACGCGGTCGAGGATGCGCGGGAAGGTCTTGCGCAGTTCGGCCTTGACGATGTCCCAGTCGTTCGACTGGCTCGACGTGCGGCGCTGGTTGCCGGCAGGGTCGCCGTAGATCAGCACGTCGCCGCGATGCTCAGCGAACATCGTGCGCAGCTTCTCGCAGACCAGATCACTTCTGCTGTCGTCAGGGATGTAGACCTCGGCGACGACGCAGGTCTTGCCGTCCTGTTCTTGCAGCACGACCGCAGAGCCCGGCGCGACGTTGAAGTCGAACGCGAACACCAGCGGCAACGTCGGCACGTAGCGCACGTCGGCAAGGTGCTTGTCGCGGTCGAACGTGTAGCAGCAGAGCCCGGTCGCGGTGAGGAACGACGCCTCGTATTCCTGGCTGAACGAGCGAGGGTCAAGCGTCTGCCGTGCTGCTTCGACTTCCTCTGGTGGCAGCACCTCGGCGCTCGTCCAGTGGAACGCAGCGTGGTCAGGCAGACCTTCTTGCGCGGCGCTCCACAGGTCGAACGCATGGTTGCGCCCGTCCGGCTTAAACATGATCACGCCCCATCCCGGACGACCGCGCGTTGACATCGCGGGACGCAGCGAGCGTTCGAACGCGCCCGCCTTCCAGTAGGCGAACTCGTCGCCGACGAAGCCGTCGATGGCGATACCTTCGCTGCGCGTAGGTCGGTCCATGCCGAGCAGCATCACACGCGCCCCGTTCACGAGATGCAGCGTGAGCTCCACTTCGCTGACGCTGTCGATCAGCATTGACGGCACCATCGACTTGACGCGACGCCACCAGATGCGCTTGACCATCTCGCGCGTCGGCGCAGCGATCACGAACGTCGGGTCGGGCACGTCAGGCGGGCACAGTGCGCCGCGATGCAACGGCAATCCGTCGTCGGTGATCGGTCCATGGCCGGTGAAGATCGCTTCGCTGCCGACCGTGGTCTTGCCGCTGCGACGGCCACCGGCCACGACCTTGATGCGCGCAGGCGACGACCATAGCCGCATCAACTCGGGATGTCGCACGCGCTGTGCAGCGGGCATCCATGCTTCGGTTAGCAGGTTCACGCGGTGGGCTCGTTGTCAACTTGTCCATCGACGACAGCACGAGCGCTGCTGAGGAACTGCCGCAGGAACTGCGCGAGGTTGATCGCATCGTCGGCCATGCCTTCCGCATCCTTCGGCGGTTGGCCTGCGCATCGCTCGAGCACGACCTTCGCTGCAGCAACGTCCCCAGCCTTCGCCGACGTGACCATCGAGCGGATCACGTCCTGCATGTCTTGGATCGACACCGCGTCCCAGATGGCCTTGCGGTAGGCAGCGACCTTCGCGGCTTGCGGGTTGCCAGGACCGCCCTTGTTGCCCTTAGCGAACAAGCCGCGCCCATCGCGCTCGGGTCCGTTATCGGGGTTTGGAGACCGATCCTCACTCATGCGCGTGCGTCGAGTTCCTTGCAGAGCGGCACGACCGATTCACGCCACACGCGCCACGAAGCAAACGCCTCTGCGGCTTCGACGCCGATCCGCTCTGCAAGTTGGACCTTCGGATGCTGGCCGTAAATCGTCTCGCCGTTGCCGATGTTCATGTTGAGCTTGCGCCACAGTTGGCAGCACCATCCCGCAACGTCGAGCAGCTCCTGCTCCACTTCGTCGGCGAGCACGGCGAATGGCTTCGATGGGCTCGTGTCGCCGTATTCGATCGCGCCCTTCGCAAGACGCGCATCGACGGCTTGCAGGAACTCGTGAACAAGTGTGTCTCCGGCATTACTGCGGAGCTTGATCTTGTGCGCGAGTTCGCGAAGGAAGATCGCGCGCTGGATGGGCTCGGTGTCGTTCACCGGATCGCCCTCCACCGAGATTGCGCGACGTTGCGCGGCGGCCCGAGCAACCGAAGCACTTCGTTCGGGCCCGTCGTCAGCACCGCAGCCGATGCCGTCCAGTAGTTCGCGGCACCCGAGACGTAGACGCATCGGCTGCGGTGCT